TGTAGTACTCTGTCCAATACGTTTGTCAAAGAAGCGGCAACCAGGATTCAAAATAGCACCATATAGACTATTTAGATTAATCTTCTTGACCAGCTGACGTTTATCCCAGTATTCTTCATCTTCTGGATTTTTGCATTCTTTAAGTTTGGCCTGCATCTCTTTACGTTCAGCATACCAACGCTTGAGTAATCCAGGAATAACTGCTTCCTTTTTGTAAGTAAAGATTGTGCCGTTGGCAGTGATCATCCAGGGCTGATTTGAATCAAAGATCATGTGCCAAACTTCTGCGGCACTGTGTACACTCTCATCTCCATCTTGCCAGTCAATGGTAATCTCTGTGCCTTTTTCCAAAGCCATGACTGCTTCGTATTCCAATGACCCAAACAGGCCTTCCCATGCCGCAGCAAAACTACTACCACTACGCATCTTGTCTGCAATATAACGATCAGTCATTACAGGACGTAGTTGTCCCACAATAGTTTCTGGTCCCATGTTAAGCGCACGAATTGCACTTGGATACAAGGAGTTAATGTCTATGGACCCCACATATTCATGTATGCCTTTTCTTGGGTATGCAACATAAGCACCTGCGGCTTGAGTATCTTCATCACTGTAGCGTTCCTTACGATTAGGAACAACCATGCCACGTTCATGTGCTTCGTTAATGATGGCCTGTTCAGTTACAGCCACTGCACCCATAGTGGTCTGGAGCAACACAGTATTTTCATGCGCCAGGGTATTGGCCAAATCTAAGAACTTTAACTTCTTGTCTAGCTTGGCCAAAATCATTGTATCTTGGCGGTTGTACTCAATAAATGTTTTGAAGTTTTGATTGTACAGTTGATCCAAGGTTCCTTCAAACACTGTCTTAGTTTCGCCTAGTTCGTATTCAGCAATAGCATCCAGGCTATAACTATGACGTTCTTCGTATGTGTACTTGCGATACAGTTGCATATAGTCCATGTGTACACGACCAATCAAGTCGTATGTTTGACTTTCTGCACCAAAACGTTCAAATGTACGACCTTTAGGGAATTGATTCCACAAACAGAATCTGCGTGTGTCGTCTTTGCTTAATATCCTAGTGACACGATTAACTGTGTACGGAATATCAAAGCCTTCGCTGTTCCAACCAGACAAGGCATCGGCATCTTCGATTAGATCCAAGAATGTTTTAAGTAGTTCTTCCTCGCTGTCAAATACCAAAGTGTTTTCAAACTCGTTGGCAATTTCTTGCGCGGTTTCTCGGCTCATGTGTTTAGGCGGCAGGACCAAGGTGACCATCTGCTCTAACCATTGTAGGTAAACAGATATGGCAGTAATGGCATTGAACGGATCGCTGGGTGGACTAAAACCTCGTTCGGGATCAAAGTCCACCTCAATATCGAAAAACGCTACGTTTAGTTTTGGGCCATCTTGGCCTTTGTAGTTGTCTTCTAGGCAACGAAACACCGGATTGATATCCGACTCAAACAATTTCTTACCTGACTGGATACGCAACTCCTTGCGGAACTCCTTATTGTTGCGGCTACTGAATCTTGACACAGGTGTGCCAAATATGCTTTGAAATTTACCACGAGGATCCTCGTAATAAAAAATGTAGTTGGCCGGATACTCGCGATACTCTCGCTTGCCATCTCTGCGCTCAACTACATGAATACGATCGTGCTCACGATCAAATAGTGCGTCAATATAACTCATTCGTCTCCTGTGGCTTATGGCCCACTAACCGTTCTACATGCTCCTTACGGGAGCGACTCGCTGTTATAAAACAGTACTTATAATGTCTTGCCCACTTGAACTAAAATTTGCTCAAGCAATTCGTGATCCTGTTGTTCACGACCAAACTCACTCTTGTGTGCCAGCTTGATGGCTTTTTTCAAGATACCGGGCTTGATTTCTAATTCTTCAGCAATGGCTTTGATAGTGTCGTTGAGTCCACCTGTTAATGTTTCAATTTCAGAAGTAACTTGAATGCCTTCGTTGATGATTTGGGTAAGTTTGTTAGTTTGTTCTGCTGTGAATACGCGATCTACCATTTGATTCTCCTGTTAATAATGTGTTAATTATACAGTAGGTTAGATGTAAAAGCAAGAGCCGCTTTCTCCAAATACATTCCGGGCACGACTCCATAATATCCGAAAGGTAGCGGCAAGACCTACACCACCGTAATTAAACGGGTCCTAAGGTGATTCTATTTGATCCCAATAACCATGTAGCGTGTGTACTTGGTTTCAGGATCTTGTAGTTTGAGCTCCCCGTCGTAAATAATTTCACTTAAGGGAAAACGATCAATGATATCTTGTGTGCTGTGTGCGGCATTGCCAGGATCGTGATCTCGGCTTTGCATTACCACTAGGGTGCCTGCAGGTATATTATCAAACCAGGCTTGCCCTTGCATGTCTGTCAGGCTGGTATTGATCACAACACCATCTCGGCCTAACTGTCTATAGTCTAGATCGTTTGCATCTTTCAGCATGTATTCTGTGTTGCCCATGCCCATGTGATTGTGTATGCGTTCACTAGCTTGTAAAAACTCAGGGTCGGTCTCTACATTGATTAATTGTTTATATTGAATTACAGGATCTAGAGCAAGTAATACACCAAGATTGCCATACCAAGAACCTAAGACATAGATAGTGCCTACCTGTGGAGCAATACGAGCCAGCTCGGTCAGTAACCAAACTTTACTTTTAATCAAGTCCGGCGTGAAACTGCCCTTAAGGCTGTAACCACTGGATTCATTAACAAGGGGCGTAAGGATTTCGTTTATAATCACTATCGTCGCCTTCTTGTTGTTCAGGGTATACAGGATATTCGTTCATAGACGTGGACCAGGAATAGGTCTCAATGGGTTTGGAGCAGGCTTAGGTTGCTTAGGTTGCTTGGCTTTGGTTATTTCAGCAGTGCCAATTGCCGACCCTTTGTTGAAGCTGGGACTAAATGGACTGTTTGCATCAACTCCACCACGGGCCTTTGACCATGCATAACCAGCACGATGTCCGCTACAGTCCTTGGTACACGGACTGCCCATAAATTGTAGTTCATTTAACTGTTCATCTGACAACCATGTGTCAGCAAATGCTTGACACAGGGCTTGTATTTTTTTATTTTTAGTAATTTGCAAATGATATGTTTTATCACCGGCTGTGGTTTGTTGGCTAGGATCTCTATAACCAGCATAAACTTTGTGTACAGGTGTTGAGCTAATTAGATCTTTGCAACTGTCACCTACACGGTCTGGCATAGGCTCAGTACAAGGACTGCACGTGGTCAGGATAATACTACCTTCGGGAATAGCACCAAAGCGTTGATTGTAGGCTTCTATGGCTGCACGTTCGCCGTGTAAACTACTATTGCCTTGACGATAGTTTAATGCAGCCACGGCGTTGTTATTGAGATCTAACACACATGAGGCAACCATGCCATAATTTTCTGGATCCTTCCGTTGTCCTTCAATGACCATTTCACATAGACGTACAAGTATGCGGTCTAGTTTATCATGGTCAGTAATACGGAAATCACTAATCTTCATTTTTGTCCTGTATAGGTCCGCCTTCAACCCAGGCATCACAAGTACGTTTAGCTGCACACTTGAACTTTAGGAACTTACAGTAACCTAGTGTGCCAGCATCTATAGTACTCATAGGATCTGAACCAGGCTCTGATCCGATGCCTTTAGCTATGCAGTCTTGCATTTTGCTAGTGATATCAAATGCCGCACAGTTACCACAGCGATTGGCTTTAACCGATTCAATGTCGTCAGTGTTCCATTTGTCGGCCAACTCCTGCCAATATTCATCATTGGGTTCGTTGGGATTTAGTGGGCCATAATGGTATTCATCTATGGCCTTCTGCCGATTCTTTAAATTTAATTCAATACTTTGTGTAGCCGGAGGACATCCAGCTTCTAATGCTTCGATAAGGTTTAATAGGTCTCTCATTTTTTACTCTTGTTTCCCCAGTTTTTGGCTCCAACTTTACGACAACGAACCAAGGCACCTGATGCATAAGCACTAGGCCATACCTTGTAGCGTGACTTGACTTTGTGATAGCAAGCATCTTGTTTTTCATTTAATTCTTCTTCGCGAACCTTGGTGGCAACATTCTTGGCCTTGCCACGACGTTCTGGATCAGGATCTTCTCTGCGCTTCTTGGCCGCGGCACTCGCACGGCCTTTTTTACCTAGTGCCTGTGCTTTGGCTTGTGGCAAGCACTTGGGCTTGCCTTCTGTGTTACTACCTCGAGCACAGTCACCACGAATCTTGCCATCAGGGCCAAAACGCACCCATTTTTCTTTGAACCACTTGCGTAGATCTTCTTCCATGTTTTCTTCGCTGACAGGCACACAGTTAGGAACCATACGGTCACCTTTCTTTTTCATACCTGCTTGTTTATATCCTGTCCAACAGGCTTCTAGGATTTCTCGATATCTCATTAATCTATAGCGCCAAGTATCTGTCCAACTTCGCGAACATAAGCACTAACATCGCTAGTACCAATCTCGTCAACGTCACCTACATTGTAAGAAACTTCTTCTGCGGCCTGCATGACTTTCTCAGGACCAAATTTTTGTAACCAATCCAAATGTGAGACCATAATACGGCGGATGATTGCTGACTCCACACCGGATGTATTTTGATCTTCGCCTAACGTGCTAAACATACTTTCTTCGTCCACACCTTTGCGATTACGAACATGTTGACGACGCTTGGAATAATCTGTTTCCACTTCGCTAACTTCTTGTTTTCTAAGAGCATCTATTTGAGCAATGATTCTTTTCTGGATAAGGCTTCCAGCAGGTGCTTTCATTGCTTTGTTATATAATTTTAACAATTCTAATTTTACATTTGGAGTTTCATTTTCATCAAGATTTAGAGGTAGTAAGGTAATTTTTTCTGCTTTTTCTGTGTCGCCTTCACGATATAACTTTTTCTTCCAGTTGTCGTGGAAGCGACGTGCATCTTGATAGTAGTCAAACTTCTTCACAGGTTTGCCAGCCAAGCATACAGCATATGGCTCTACCTTGTTGAAGTCTTGGAATCCTTCGGGCATTAAATCCTGCCAGTGTTGTTTGGGGCCAATGCCCCCACCGTGTTCTGCTACTTTTTTAGAATTTTTTTTTTGAGAGATTTTGCGTTCTGTTTCGCGACGTGCTACATCACTCATGTGAGCAACTTCACCACGCGGGTCTACAGGCCGACCACTCTTGCTCTTAGGAACCTTTGTCCATGGCTCTTCTTTGCTCCACTGTGTTTCTGTACCTTCAGGAATAGCACCATCACGCTCGTACTGTGTCTGCATGTACTCGCTGACAGCGGTCATCATACCTTTGATATTGGCCAGCTTGTCTTGTACCCACTCTGGCAGGTTGTCGTCGTTGCCAATCACTGATTCTAATTCGCGAGCATTGCGTACAATAGTATGAATATTGTCTTTGGCCATATCGCCTTCGCGATCGTATTCGCCACGATCCTCAATGTCATCTGCGCCTTCGTATGTAGGGCCTTCTTTACCAGGACCACCTTTGCCAGCCAACCATTTAGCAGCGTTCTTAACTGTACTTGCTACTTTGCCTGCTGGCGTAGGAGTTGTTGCACGAGCCATCTTTTCTGTTTTGTTCACAATGTCTTGACCAATGCCAGCTTCGTCTAATGGGCCATTAATGTTGTCCCAGAAATCGCCATGCTCATCACCATACTTGTCGCAGAATTGTTTGCGACTCATGCGCTCAGCATCTGCTTCCATTTGGCGTTTCATTGCGCCTTCGTTGGTTTTGACTTTGTAGTAACTATCACGTTCAGCTTTGCACTTTTGGAATTCGTTTTTCATACCACGCTTGGCATAGTCGTCCATCTTGGCTTCTAAGTCTTCAATGCGACGTTGTTCCAAACGATCGATTGCCTGTTGATACGGCTCGCGGCCTTCAAATATGTCTAACAAATTCATTTTTTTTTCCTTAAGCTTCTTCTATGTAATCTTGCGACTCGTCTGCTTTTCGTCTGCGAGCAGCAAACATTTCCAAAGCCATTTCAGCTTCGTCTATACTCTTAAATCGTGAACGCATTGCGTTGTTGCCATGACGTATTTCAAACCCTGATGGCTCGTTGCCGTGTATTTCCCACAGGCCACATTCGTTAGTAACAGTTTTAACTGCCACTGACTCTGGCATGACAGGATTTTCAACTGGTGCCGGTGGAGGCTCAATGGTTTCATCATCGGTGGTAGGATCTTCTTTTAATTCTTCGTCGTACCAGTCATCTTCGACATCTTCTTGGTCATCGTGGTATTCAACATCACTTAGGTGCATACTGGCTTCGTCGCCGTTGTCAAACTTGACTACAACAAATTTACCACTTGGACTGAATTCTGTTACCTCAGCAAATTCACCTTCATAGTGATTTGGACCAGTGACCATAACACAATCACCTACTTCTAATTTTTGATGATCTTCGTCTAGATCTTTTTTGTCTTTGGCAATCAAGTCACGGTCACGAGTGTCTTTCTTGCCCAAGTCGTGATCAACTTTGCTTTTTTCTTTGATATCTGAATCTTGTTTGACTTCATCAGCAACGGATTTCAAATAGTCATTAAAAGACTTTTTAACCTTGTCTAACACATCTTCGGTGGCCACTGCTTCTTCAACTGGCTCACGCTCATCTTCTACACTGTCACCAACCAACTTACCAGCTAATGGATTTTTAGGATCTTTCTTGGCTGTTAGTACTGCCACTGTTTTAGGTTTAAATGTGGCACTTAATTGATCCACACTTTTTTGTTGTGCGTTAAGGCCGTGCTTGACGTTGACAGGGGTGAGACCTTCCTCCAGGATACGAAGTCGTTCTACAATACTA